ATATGGCTCGACCTGCCAGGAATAGTCCAAGTAATCAGGATTTCTATGTTGACGGAACCGTTTCATTGGGGCGAACCGAGAATTTGTTTGATTCGAATACCACCGACGAAATTGCATTTTTAGTGGAATCCCCACCGAATATGGATACTTCCAAAACATTCAACATATTGATTCGCTATGTGGTGAAGGGGGCATTCTTAATCGGTGGCGGTGGCAATTTCCATTTGCGAGTGAAAACAATAAGGCTCACGGATAGGGAAGACGAATCGGGCGATTTCAGTGATTTGTCTACCAGCACTATACCGAGTTCTAATGTTGCGCCGGGATTGATGGAAGAGCAAAACATAATCATCGAAAATGATCAGAAATATGATGTTATCAAATCGGTGAATGTCAAATTGAACATGCAAAACATAATTCCAAGGCGAAAAAATGGTTCGCGATCTGGTGATATAATCGCAATAGGGATTTCCAGAAGAGGAATGTCCAGTCGAGACACCACAACAGCGGAATTTGCTATAGTTAGCGTGGTTCCAACATATGTAATTTGGTGTGACGGAAATCATTTGTCATCGGAAATTTAAGTTATGTCGATCCGTTCTTTGCGATTCTATACAAATATACAGTCTGCAGAATAGGGATTACTATCATGAGAATTAAAGCAAAGATGAATACGATGATGGAGATAATAGCGCCGAAGATTTTTCCGTCCATTTTAATGGATTGGAATTTTTAAAATAAAATAATAAATTAATATCGCCTTAAAAATGGAGCGTTATATTTATAACTATACTGATCAGAAATTGGAGTTAACATTTTCCAGTGAAGGAAAAGTCACCATTGACAAATTGAGCTACCGAAAAATAATTGTGAATAGCGAGGACACCGTTACTTATCCCGATTCCGCGCTTGTCTCGCAAAAGAAAAAGAATCTCAAACCAGATTGGTTCAAATTCTATATGATCCAAGCATCGCCGGATTATAATAATCAATATGGTGCATCAACGGATATTGAGCCAGGAAATGGTTTAGTTCTTCCTGTGCTTTACGAAAATGGCGATCTGCATTATTTGGATGATAATTACAATCGATTGATTGTATCCGATGATGGCTGCGGAATGATTCCTTGGTTGTCAAACGATTTCCCGGGAACCAAGGAATCCAAAGGAGACGGAAGAGACTTTCTCTTGGTGCACCCATCCAGTGATTCCGGGGACATTTATCCCGGAATGTCTTGGTGGTCTATTACATTAATTGTTTTATTGGTGGTTTTGCTCATTGCTTTGGTTTCCGGCGCTGGGGGTTATATTTTCTATAAAATCTGGAAAAGCAGGGAAAATCAAGTAGATTAAAATTCAAATCTTTGAATATTAAAGGAAGTAATATAATTTTGATTTTTTCGCCATTTAATTGGCTGAACGTCGGAACATTTTTACATACCCCAACCTTTAAGTCGACCAATTATGAGCACTAGTGTTAAAGAAACTGTTGCTACTCTCCTCAAGGGAGAAAAACCTACCCCTCGCGATTCTAAAAAAACTAAGCAAATGGTGAAAACCTGGCTGAAAAAAGACGAATCAAATTCTCTGAAGAATAAAAACATCAGAATCATCGTTGATAGTCTCTTGCATAGAGACATTCCTCGAAGTACTTCTCTTTACACCACTGTAAAGAACTTGAAGCTTACTGAGAAGAAATTGAACATGCTTTGGAGGAAACTTTCTATAAGTGAAATCAATGCGTTCATGCGAATCTATCTCGCTCAACGATACCCCGCAATAAACCCTGTGCTTATTGCAAACTCCGAAAGTGACCAATCCGAAAACTTTCGTGGAGCTCTCTACGAAATTGTTCGCAAGTCTCTTAACAAACATATCGATTCGCAAACGCAATTCGTTATGGATGTTACGGCTAGCCCGGAAGCTTTTCGCCGATTTCTTACTTCTCGTGCTGAACTATCTGCCACTTGCTGGGAGAGAAATTTAGCTTCGAGAGTTCCTCGACGATGTGTTCATACTATGGAAGTAGTTGGAGACATTGTTGTAAAAGAAGTCGAGAAAAAGCAGGAAGGTGATAAAGTTAGTTACTCTTCGAGCCAAAAAGAATGTGCTGTGACCCTCCCTATCTGCTATTCTCCTATTGTCTTTGAAGTCAGTAGAGAAGAAACAGAAAAGGAAGTTACACACACTCTTAAAATCTCTTTTGATGAGAATGGCGAGCATGTCATTTGCATTAAGAAAGACAAGTTCTTCGGAAGGATAACGGAATTCAAGAATAGTAACAATATTCTCGAAGGACGTCGTCCCGAACAAATCAATAGATACTTAGGAATGCTCGCAGCTATTGTGTGCACTTTCTTTGAATCTACCAGATCCTGTTCGGATGGATTTGCTTTTGATGTACTCAGCAACAGCTGTTACATCAATTACAATCCATCCTTGCTTGATAAAATCACCACTTCTTATTCATTCGAACGCAACGATAGGACTGTCATGGACATCTATTGCGAATTGAATGAAAAGAAAGATTTCTATCATTACACAGATCTGTATGGTGCGTACTTCAAGTCTTGTCATCCTGCAATGTCCAACTTTTTCATTAAAGATGGTTTCCATTATCCAGGACAGATTGCAATTGCAATCGCGACAATGAACTGTAAGTGCTATTATCGCCATGGTTTGTTCCGAAGACACAATCCCGAGTGCCCCAGTGCTAAGTATAAGTTGAGACGTCTAGATGTCGCGAGGGTTTTTCCTTCCGAGATCGTCGATGTCTTGAATTCTGCGGAGTACAAACTTCTCAATCAAACTCGATCAGCTATCTTCAATGGCACACTCACTCCTTCACAGGAACATGAGTTCGGGCTATTCAGTAAAAGATTCGCAAGATCTTTCTCTGACTGTGTCCCCGCCACCACAAGACTGGTCCTGTTTATTGAGACAGCACAAAGGATTAAGCGGCATTACGAATACTTGTCAGATAATCAGGAATCTCCTATTTATCTGAAGCTCAAGGAAAAGTATGCTGCACTTGTCGCCGAGAAAACTCTTAAGCGAAAGGATGAAGAAGCAAGAACTGCTATTCCTCCTCTCACTATCGGAGATTGTCTCACCGGCATTCCTGCTTTGATGCTCAGTGACTCGGATGACGATATTCCAGATTCTCCAAAATCTGAAAAATCCGAAACCTTTGAGGAAGCATTTCCTCCACTCACTGAAAATCCAAAGAAGGCAAAGAAGAAATCTGTTCAGAGATCTGTAAAGAAATCTGATGTGAAGTCTGATTTGCCTACTCAGAGACCAAAAAAGAGATCTGTAAAGAAATCTGTTGTGGAATCGAAGCAAGAACCCGCCGAGGGGAACTCGGAAGCCAAGAAACCAAAGAGGGTGAATAGGAAGTCTAAGGCTTCTAAATCATCTGCTGTGGAATCGAAGCAAGAACCCGCCGAGAGGGATAACTCGGAAGCCAAGAAACCAAAGAAGGTGAGGAAGTCTAAGGCTTCTGTTCAGACTTCTGTAAAGAAGTCTATGCCTGCTGCGGAATCGAAGCAAGAACCCGCAGAATCTCCTAAAAAGGGAACTGCAAAAAAGGGCAAAAAGAAAAGATGGTTTTATTGACAAGGACAGTCAAAAACCAAAGCCCAAAAGCAGAAGATTTCTTCTGCTAGAATCGCTCAAACGGTCAAAAACGGGGAATGAAACTTGAATCAGGTGAGCTCTGATTATAGTCCTACAAGTTCATATCCCCATTGATCAATATCTGTATTTATAAATATCCAATCATTAATTACAACCCCCGATTTTAGTCTCTGATTAAAATCAATCCCCCGATTTAGTTTCGACTAAATCAATCCGTTTTGATCTCTGATTAAAACGGCGCCATAGATCCTCACCCACTCATGCCTGGCAGGCAAAATATGAAAAGGTGACAGCTTAACTTCGGTGACGAACGTGAGTGCTGTACCGGGCTGTCGAGCCTGGATCTGAATTTGAAAATTTTTGAGCAGTTTATTTTTTTCAATTTAATCGAAGATCAAATTGATTCATGAAAAAAAATAATTATCACATCAACATTTTTTGCTTAAAATTTTTATGTATCGCACTTGATCCTCAATCGGAACCATCAGGCTTTTCGAGTAAATCACCATGGTTGGGTTGAATTCCGAATAAATGGTTAGCTTGGTGCAGTTGGTTTTCTGGGATACAATCCCTTGCTTGCAAACCGAATGATAGCCCCATTTCTCGTTATCATCCTTATCCACTATCTTGACTTGCAACGTTTTGTTCGTCTTCTTATCCGTAAACTTGATGTTCACCAGAAAACTATCCTTGGTGTACAACTCAACCACTTTGCAGCAATCCACTGTTTTCAATCCATCGGTTAGATGCGTTAATGCCTTGACGCGTTTATCAAAATCCATTTCTATTAAATTGTCAAATTTAAGAACTTAATAAATTAGATTATCAAATTTTATGGATTAATTTACGAATATTCGTAAGTTTAATTTATGAATATTCGTAAGTTTAATTTATGAATATTCGTAAGTTTAATTTATGAATATTCATAAATTAAATTTGACACATAGAATCTTAAATAGTTAACGATGGACAAGGCTATCCGAAATGACGATTTCAAATACCTCGAATCCGGCATAAATCGAGTCGGCGAAAGTTTCCATACTAAAATGCGCAAGACTATTCACAAATGCAAAAGCAAGAGAATTATTCAACTTTGGCTTGACAACTCCAAGTATTTCGAAGATGACGTAAAGTATTTGGCGAACAAATTTGTTTCTACCAAGAATATTGTTGGCTACACCGCGATGATTGATAAATACAAACTCCACATGCCTTTAATCAAATTCAATAGGAAAACCCCAAAGGAATTCTACATGTTCGACAATGTTGATTGCTCTTTGCAAATGCTCCTCAAAGCAAATGAATTCGAAATAATCGAGAACATGAGCAATAACAGGCTGTCCGATTTCATTCCAGGATGTGCAAATCAAATCCTGACTAGTGGCAATTTTGCATTAATCGAAAGGGCCCTATCCATCAACGGGGAATTATCGCCAATAGATAATATCGCTGTCCCGGTGGAATTGCTGCGTTATGGTCGCATTAAATTCGATAGAGTCTCCAAATTGCAATTTATCATTTCTGATGCAAACGAAGAAACCTTCCAGTTGCTGTTTAGTTTCAAAAATCGATACTTTTCAGAAGTGAAGTTTATCAATCCGAACTCCACAAAAAACATTCCGGAACAAATTGTTTCTGCGATGGTCGCCAAAAACTGGACATTTATCAATCCTTGGTTTTTCTTCTCTTTGGATTTCAAATACACAAATGTGATTTGGGACCTAACTGGAATTGTTCTTGATTTCGAGCCGGAAAGTTTCGCGATAATCAATTATCCAAAGCTGGCTGGATTCAAGGCGCTTCCTGATAAAATCGAGAATCTCGGAGAATATCTCAACATTATGGGTTGCTATCTCGACGAGCAAAGATGGGATGAATTCGAAGTTGCCGCCAAAACATTGTGTAACTACCCCGTTACCGATGAGGAAGTGGGCTTGCTTAGATCGCAAAACAATATTTGCAAAAGAGGATTCTGCTTGTATATGGTTCGCAACTTAACCATGGCCGCCGATTACTCCAAATTAAGCCAAAATTATAAATACCACACCGCAATTCGGAAGTTTGCGGATTACAGTGCTATTGGCCCTTATCTGCATCACTTGCATTTTAATTCACTAGTTACCGCCGAAAAGATAGCTCGTCTTGATTCGCGATTGCAAGTGAACCGATTCAATCGGATCATTTTCCATGATGAAATGGAAATATAAAATTTCATAAATTTATAATAATTTGATTTTTTAAAATTAATTATTTCAACTCAAATGGATATTGACTATTTGAATACAGTTTTGGATATAAAAGAAAGCGAAGCAGATCGCAGATGGAAGCCGGAAGAATTGCTCGAAAGAGGTGATCCCGAAGAATTGCTTTATGTTCGAAATTATCTTTCCGGAACTTATTTGAAAATTCTCAAACTCGCACCAACAATGACTCCATTGGCTTTCCAAATATTAGTTGGGATGAAAAATGTTTCAAAAACTTTTATCGAAAAAATAATTGCTGAAAAGAATTATGACCTGATCCGCTGTTTGATGCAGCCAGTCAACCAAAATCCTATTCAGTACTTTGCCGATTTATCCGAGTCAGAAGCAGTTCTACTGTATCCGGAATCCAAGCCACTCTTGCCGCTTGGTGTGTTCAAGAAATGGACTAAGTTTGTCGATTTATTGCTGGAAAACGAAGATGTGGGATTAGTTCACTTGCCTTTGTTTTTAAATCATCCCGAAAGTGTTCTTTCCGAATTGGCTGCAAAGCGACCTGGTACAATTGCCGGGAACATTCGCTGGAAGTGTCAAATTATGCGATTGTCGAATCTTAAACATATTCGGCCAAAGCTCGATCCAACTGCAAGATTTCTGGCAAACGATTTAATCGTCTATGTGGATAGCGATGATTTGCAATTGGCGGATTCGCAGTTTCTTGATCAATTGCAAATCACGTTGGTTTTTGAAACTCCAGAGTTTGCCTTCAATCGGGATTTGTTGCAGAAATTATTCAGGCTTAACATTACGAAGATTATAAATCCATATTGCATTGTCGCAAATCCTATTCCCGCGAATATTACAATTAATTGGGCGAAAAACGTGGATTTGGAATGGCTCCGAAACAATCAACCGGCAGTAATCGATCCGAGAATCACTTGGATTTACAACGAGGAAAAGGACATTTGGAGTCGCTTGAAGGCAATGGTCATTCGCACTAAATGCAATGATCCGAAATTGAAAGAGGAATTGAAATTGATCAATCAGGAAATGCTGGACGATCCCGAATTGGGAATGGAAGTGGCTCAAAAGATTGCGGATGATAAAATTCTGGAACCAATAATTATGGCTTTCATCAACATTCCACATATTTGCGTAACTTTGAACGTCAAGTACCCAATCGGGCAGATGACCAAAGATCAATTTCGCGAATCAATCAAATATGCGGACATCGATTTAATCAAACCGCATTTCCGGCACTTTAAGTTTTCCCGAAACCTTGCAGAATACATCGCGAAGAAGTATTGTCTGGAAGTAAAATTTAATAATATGCTTATATAAAATTTGATATTATTTTTTTAAATATATCCAAGATGGATGCGAGTTGGATGCTTATGCGAGGAGTTCAGAGAAACACAATGGTTGACATTGTGCGAGCATATCGGAAATTGCCGAATTCAGAGAATCTATTGCCAAGCGATTGTGTTCCCAGTTTCAGGCTATTATCAAATTTGATTGCGAAAGAAAAAATTCAAGAAGCAAGATGGTTGATCAGGCAAACCTATCTTTACTCCAAACCGGAACCAATCGAAAGAAGAAATTACAGGATTCCACACATTCCCCCGAATCACAAGTATTTCATTTCCGAAGAAATCGCGATTAAATTGTTGCCGGAAAGCATTTATTTGCTTAACAACAATTCAATAAACTTTGATCGATTCATTGTTTTGGCTGTGCAGAAATACCCAAAAATCATGTCGATGTACTTAGCGGCATTGATAATCCGCAGCAAGGAATTGACCGACATGGTTGTTTCGCGGGTTGATTTCATTCCAAAACAAAGAATGGATTTCGATCGAGTAATCGATACTTGCGCGGAATTTACAGATTACTTCCCGATTGGCGAATATCGATCGGTTCGGTATAACATTACGGAAGATCGCATTCCCGATGCACCGAACCTGTTTCAAAGCCAAACCAAATTCGATTACATCTTTTCCAAAACAATGATTTCCCAAAAAACGCTTGACTTTTATGCAAAGTGGAATGCTTGGCGATTTATTAATTGCTATCCTTTGTTCTATCTGGAAATTTCGGATACTCGGCGCAGCTATGTTTGGGAAAATGCAGATCTGGAATGGATTTTGAGTAATCAAACGCAAGAATGGTTCCGAAAATCAAAGCTCACCGAACACATCTTCCACGAACCGACTGGATTTAGTGCCAAGCTTCGAAGGCTGGAGAAGTTTTCAACTCAATTCGCGACGGGCATAGAAGAAATACTTCTTCAGCTAAACCAAAACGCGACAGAGGAGGAATTGCTGCATTTGATTGGTAACATCGAGGATTATAGAAATATAATTTATTCGTTCATCAACCATCCCGTTGTTCTTGAAGCGCTTAGAGATGAGGAAATAATAAATCCCGAAACACTATTTAAGCACGCAAACTTCAATACAATCGGTGTGTATTTGCAGCATCTGAATTTCAAGACAGATCAAATCCTTAAAATGGATAAGCGATTATCCAAAGTGGACGGGAAGATAATGTTTCAATCATCCAATCGCAAATCCGCAAGAAATTAAAAATTTATAATTTTTTTAAATATTTTGATTAAAGCATTTCAGGAAATGTGTGATTATAAATACTTGGCTACAACAAATGACAATTCTGCATTGTTCGCAATTATCAAACATCTTCACGAATTGAAATCGATAACCACTAATGGCTGGAACTTGCAATTAAGAAAAAAACAAATCTTCAATCGCGAAGATAGCTTAATCCGAATCAAAACAACAACCTGCAATTATGAAGCAATGTATTATTTGAATCCTGATGAAGTTGTGTTCACAATTAACAATTATGCTTTTGTCGTGTTCGCGGATGATATTAATTTTGTGTTCGAAATAATAAATCATTTTCTGCGATTACCCGATTTCATGCATTTGAACCAACCAATAGCGAATCTGGATAGAATCATGTTCATCCCATTAAGAAATTTAACACTATCATCGGGCCAGCCTTATTCCAATTATGTTTTAAAACATATTTTGGATTACAAAATCATAATCGATGAATTCATAATTTTGCAACACTTTTCTTCAAATTGTAAATTACATCATGAATTGGTTTTCGATAAATCACTCAAATTGCTTGATGTTAAATCGTATAGTTAAAAAATAATCTTTCATTTTTTGAAAAAATAATCTCCCCCTTTCAAAAAAAAAGAATAAATGACAAACTAATTTATTCTACACGCCTCTCATAGCTTATTCTACACGTCTTATATCAAATAGATTAAATAGTTTATTATACAATTGGGGTTGAGAGCCAGGGTCCCTTCGAACACACTGACTCTATAATACCGGATAAATAATTAAAATAAAAAAAATAAAATTTACAGTTTCAAGCTAAAACCACTCCTAGAAGTTTTTCTCAATTCAAACTGAACTCTTCCATTTCTTATGTATTTGTAAATTAGTGAATCGGTAGAATACTGAGCAACAACATTTCCGGGATTGATGAAATAACTTGCGTCGAAATTACTGTAATCTTTTTTGATCCCAGTAACTCTTTCGCCCAATTCGTCCAATGTTTCTTTTTTCAGATTCGATGAAAGCAGATATTTTGCCAACGAGTCCGACATTGGATTCCCCAGCAATAAATGACGAAACTCAATCTGGCAATTGGGTTTGTGCCTTTTTATCAAATCAGAAAACGATCGAAAAGTACCTCTCATTATTTTGATCTCAAAGCCCCGCATTACCGAACTTAAGTCCAAAGCATAAGCGGTGCTCGTATCAATCAATCGCAATTGCAAAACCGAATTTCCAATAGGAAACACTAAGCCCAATGAAGAAATTCTACATGAGAATTTTCCCGAATCGATATAAGTGATTCTAGATCCATCCTTGGTTATTTTATAATCTTTTGCAGGTTTGCAAAGATCATAGATCGTTTCTGCATTGATTCCAACCGAGCCATATAGAGTAACCATATTTACGATTGAGTGAAAAAAATTCAATTTAATTTGTTCAAATTGATAAACATCAATTTGAGATTGGATAAACATCAATTTGAGTTTGAATATCCTGCCAAGAATTTTAATTTAATTTCCTTTCGCTGTACTGGCAGGCAAACCGGTACTGGATTCCCATATGTTCTTGGCTTCAAGGGAAACAATTTCGGTTTATTCGGCCAATGACTGGTTGTTCTTTGATCCTCGAATGCCTTAATTTTCTTTCGCAAGTTCGCTTCAGTAGCATGACTTCGTGGTAAATAGCACAAATAAATAACTGATCTAATCCTTGGCTCGGTTCTTCTCAGGGGTTCGGCGCCACAATGGACTGTCCTTGAATCCCAAAGCACTAGACTTCCTTTCGGGCAAGCAACCCTTACTTTCTCGCATTCTTTATATAATTCCAATTCGGAATCGGTGAATTTGTACCAATCTGCGGCTGTGGGTTTATCTAGTTTTTTTGCAAATTCCGAATGCAGCAAATGACTTCCTTTTAGAAACATCAAGGTTGCATCATTTTCATTTGTTTCGCTTCCATTTACCCAACTTTGCACGCATTTGAAATTGGAATCACGGAAGCTTTGATCGCAATGCAGCCATTCTTTCTGGTTGAATCTTCTTTTTGTTTTCTCCGGCGGCAAGTGCATGCTCAACCCATCGAAGGAAACCAATAAATCTTCAATTTCGCAATTCCAGATTGTGGAAAAGACATTTAAAACTTTCATGTTTTGCCGAATATCCCAGCAAATATTTGCGTGCCCTGCTTGCCATTGCTGCAATAACATTCCGTGCTTTGGATATAAATTGTAGAATTCATTCCAAGTTTTTTCATTGTTCCGATCAATGGGAGTTTCCCAGTTTGCGGTGATTCCTTCAAGGAAATCCCAAATGCCTGGCTCGATTTCATCTGCGATTTCTTCGAGATAACCGGGCAGTATTGCAGCGCCATCTCTTTGCAATGTTTCGACTAGTGTTTCTAATTCGCAATTCATCTTTGCTTCCCGATTTAAATCAAAAAAAAATGGGTGAAATTAATAACAGTCATTAGAAGTAAGGACATCTCCATAGATGGGATCATGCAGGCAACCGCATAGGAGTCGATTGTAGGTCAACTCATCTCCATCATAGTCAATAATGCTCTCTCGGAAGAGTACCTTATTTTCGTCATTGTTAATGCAGTGATATACACCATGCATTACGTATTCTTTTTCGTCGTTGTTGTGCTCCATTTCTAGTAAAGTGTTTTATTTTCAAATTTATCTTTGATAGAATTTAATGACGGGAAAGTCCCAATTTTCAAATTTATCTCTGATAGAATTTAATGACAGGGAAAGTCAAAGTCATGGATCCTGATACCGAAGTGATCCTTACATCTATAGTTCCTGGGTTGTTAATAAGTGTAGTCAAGACTATTTGGGCGTTGATCGCGCCAGTACCACCATTTCTTCTAACCGCAGTAGTGACGACCAGTCCATTGTTACGCAATCCAACATTGATGATTTCGTTGATGTCGATGTCGTTTATGTTGCAAGTGAATTGGATTTCGACTAATCCCGAAAATCCGGAGAAAACACCAGCAACATTAGATATTCCCATTTGGTTGGCCAACAAATCTGGGAATTGAATTGTTGTGTTGGCAGCTGGGACAGTACCTGCATTGCTTGTAAATGCCGAAATAGGGCTGGTGAAAACAAGTGAACTCAATTCGCGTTTGGAAATCACACCATTGCTGTTGATTGTTACGAAATCTGTTTCGGTGTTATCCACAGTGAGATTGTCCAATAATCGGACATTCTGTGCGCGGATTTGCAATCCTCCGTCGTTTACATTTGGTGCCACTGCAGGCAAATCCCCGTTTACAAGAATCTCCGCAAGAGAGCCAGCAGTGGATTCATCTTTAATCAAAATGCGATCATTGTAAATGGATACTTCTTGTTGTTTTGTCAAAGCCGAATCAGCATTAGACATGGCTACTCTATTTTCGATTGCAGTGATTCTTTTGTTTCCCAAAGTTCCATTTTTGATAACGCGGAATTCTGCATCGCCGAGACCTTGTGCTATCAAGTTGAATCCATTTGCGTTAATGAGTCGATTGCTTGTTAAGACTCCATCGGAATTATAGAGATTCGGCAAGGACCCCACATCGCGACTCTGCAATGCACCACCGGCACCCCGCACAACCAATTCGCTTAATGTATCGTCTTGCGTTAAAGTGGGGATCCATAAATTGTTTCCTGTAATAGTGACACCTCCTGGATCGTTACCCGCAACCGCAGTCACTGAATTGGATTGCACGACAACTTCGGCAACACCAAAAGTGGGATGTGTATCGCGGGCAGATATGCTTGTCGAGCAACTTAATCTGGATTCGATTCCCAATGAGCCGCCGTTTGATTGCATAACTATTCCGTCTGAATCGATTTCCAAACGATGAAGGCCGTTTTGCACTGTTTGGAATCTAAGATTTTCACTTCCAACATCAACTAGTCTATCGTTTGTTAATGCACCATCGGCATTGTAAATATTATTTCCTCCGCCGATTGAGCTCACTTCGCGCCTAGTGATAACCCCATTCGCGC